CGGAAGGCGAGGCGGCAGAAAAAATTGATAAGGCTCAGAGCATCATCATGGATGCCAGCCCTGAGTCAGTCTCCGAGATTTCCAGCGCGCACGAAGCAATGCGCGAGACAGTGGAACACATTGAATTTTTATTCAAGAACAAGGGCAAGCTGACGGGCATCACAACTGGATTTGCTGACCTTGACCGGCTGACCTACGGACTGCAACCGGCGGATCTGATAGTTGTGGCTGGACGGCCTTCCATGGGTAAAACAACCCTGGCAATGAATTTAGCTGAAGCCGCAATGCAAGCCGGCGAAGTGGTGCTGGTGTTTAGCCTTGAAATGCCGAAGCACCAACTTATGACCCGGATGATGTGCAGCCTTGGCAACCTGCCGCTTGACCATGTTAAGCGCGGCAACATGGATGATGAAGGTTGGGCGAAACTTTCCGCAGCGGGCGCAAAGGTTAAAGCCAACGGAAGTAATTTGTACATTGACGACAGGGCCAGCTTGGCCAGCGAACAACTGCTATCACGAGCGAGGAAGCTATCAAAGCGAATCGGCAAGAAGATCGGCATGGTCGTTATCGACTACATGCAACTGATGACTGACAAGGGCGAGGGTGTCGAGCGCATGACGAAGATAAGCCGCAATATCAAGCTGGCGGCAAAAGAATTGAACTGCCCAGTAGTGGCTTTATCGCAGCTTTCCCGAAAGTGCGAGGAGCGTGGGGAAAAGCGGCCCATCAGCTCAGATTTAAGAGAGTCAGGCGCAATTGAACAGGACGCTGATTTAATTCTGATGGTGTATCGGGATGAAGTTTACCACGCAGACAGCGCGATGAAAGGTGTGACCGAGGCGCTGATACGCAAGCACAGAAACGGCGAGATAGGCACAGTGTATTTAACCTCACGGCTGGATGTGTGCCGGTTTGACAACAACATTGGCTACATGCCGCCACTTGTTCTAAAAGAGAGCAAGCGTTATGCAGCATTTTGAGCTTTTCACACGGCGTATGCCGAAAGACTTATTCCAGAACTGGCCCACGGAATACGAGCGGCGCGAATCGGTTATACAGTCGCGCAACCGAGAAATGAAGAAAATCAGCATTATTCTTGATGTCGAGTTTAAGCCGATGAAGGGTGAACGACATGACAACTGAAATTGGCCAGGGCTACGAGATAGTAATACAGCGCGAGACGGTGCGCGGCAAGAATCGCAAAGTGAAGATATACCACGATAGCCGCCTGGTGTTGGACGTTCGCTTGAGTGTGTTTGAAAAAGCGATCAAGGCTTATCAGGAGGCTGCGGCGTGATTGAATTACTAAACATGGATTGCATGGAATACATGCGAGGGCTGAAGGATAAGGCGTTTGATCTTGCGATTGTTGACCCGCCTTATAGTTTTAATTCCGGCAATGATTTTACGTCAAGGCTCAAAAGATACGGCGATTTATCATTTAATGATAATAGGCCGCCGCCCGAATACTTCCGTGAACTAATGAGAGTATCGGTCAATCAAATCATATGGGGAGGTAATTATTTTTTAAGCGACCTGGCCGATACAAAATGTCTGCTTATTTGGGATAAACACCAGCCCGTAAAAACCTACGCTAGATGCGAGATAGCCTGGACTTCCTTTGTGGATAAGCACAGCGATATTATTGACCTGCCTTATTATGGGGCAATCGGCAGGGATGTTAACAGGCAGCACCCGAACCAAAAGCCGATTTCACTTTATCAGCGGCTCCTAAAGAACTACGCCAAGCCAGGCGACCGCATTTTAGACACTCACTTAGGTTCCGGCTCTAGCGCAATAGCGGCCCATTACGCAGGCTTTGAGTTTGTCGGAATGGAACTCGACCAAGATTATTACGAGGCTGCCTGTAAACGCTTCGACCAGGAAACCAAACAGCAGGCGATGGCGCTATGACAAACCCGACATCTAAATCAGATCCAGAATTTTTGGCACACATGCTGCCGATTTTGCTCAAGCGTCAACGGAAGTTCTGCACAGCATCAGCGCAGTACAAGGAGATTACCAACGCCATTTGGCGGATACGCTACAACATAAAAAAAGGAGCTTAGACATGACCAACAATTGCAGGGGCTGTGCCGCTAAACGTGAAGGGAAATTCTGCCAGTTGCATATTCCAATAAAACGGCAGGTCAAAAACGGCGCGCTTGTGATTCACCCTTTGGCCACTTGCCCCAGGCCCACGACCAGCGCACAGCTAGCAGTCGCGTTAGAGGGGCTGCAAGCATGATGACAATAATGCTTTTTTTCGTGGCGGTATTCGTGTCTGTGATTGTGTACTTTTTGGGATACACCGATGGAGTGATTAGTGAGCGCGAGCGATAAATTCCCACGACACTATGCGTTTGCTTTTCTCGCAGCGGGGCAGGACAAAGCGAAGCAGAGGCAGGCGCTCAAGGGTTGTCCGATTGAGTGGCAGGGGCTGGTGCGAGATCACATCAAGATTTCAAGGGAGAAGGCAAATTGCCAGAAGTAACCGAAAAGCAGCGCACGATAAGACAGAACGCAGCACTGCACAAGTGGTTGCAGGAGGTCGCTGATGCACTCAACAGCGCAGGGCTTGATATGAAAACCGTTCTAAAGGAAGAAGTCGAAATCCCTTGGACGGGCGATTCAGCAAAGAACCACTTATGGCGACCCATTCAGAAAGTTATGCAGAACATCGAATCAACCGCCGACGCATATACGACTGATTACACCGTTATCTGCGAAACGATAACGCGGCATTTAGGCGGCAAGCTAGGCGTTACGCTTCCCCCCTGGCCGGACAAAAACAGGACACCGCAGGCAATGGAATCATATCAGGAGTACAGGACGAAATGAGAGCAACCAGACCGCAGATCAAAGCAGAAACATCTGCCCGAATCGCTGAGCAGGTAGCAGCCTTCACCGGCAAGACGCAGCAGGTTGAGTCGGGCAGGTACGCAAGAAGCGAACCGGCTACACCGAAGGAACATAACGAAATTCAATGGCGGCTAAAAGGGGATAAAGCATGAACTTAGTCTGGGTATTTTATTTGATCGGCGCTTTAGAAAACTTCTTGTTGATCTTCGGGGGGGTGTTTGGCATTTCAGTGACAACAATTTTCCTGTGTTGCATTTTTATGGGGATGTCTTCTGAGGACGAAAAGGCGCATTTCATAAAGGTAAGCAAGGGCGGTGCGATATGCGCTGCTGTTAGTTTGCCTTTTTTGCTTTTCCTTCCCTCGCAGGAAACCGCATACACAATGCTCGCAGCCTATGGTGTAGAGGAAATCATAAGCTCTGAGAGAGTGCAGGCTGTTGGCGGGAAAAGCCTGGAGCTTATCGAGCAGTTTTTAGATGAAAAGCTGAAGGCCGAGTAATGGCAACCGCTACCCGCAAGCCAAAGAAAGAAAAGTCTCTTGCAAAGTGCCGCGATGATGTTGCGGTACTGCTGCAAAAGCTCGTAAGGATGAAAGCCGCTGACGATAACGGATATTGCCAGTGCGTAACCTGTGGAAAGTTTGACCACTACAAAAACATGCAGGGCGGGCATTTCATCGAGCGCGGCAAGACAGCCACGAAGATCATCGAGGAAAACATCAATCCTCAGTGCGCCTACTGCAATCAATGGGGCATGAAGAACGCTTCCATCGTCCTGGCTTACAACGAGTGGATGGTAGACATGCACGGCGTTGATTACGTTGAATGGCTGCGCCGTGAGGCACGTAGGGTGGCTAAGCACACAAGGTCAGAGCTTGAGGGAATGCGGCTGGATATAACGGCGCGAATAACAGAGCAAGAGGCGAGGCTGGGAGTTTAAAAAAAGCGCGGAAAGTATAGCCTGGCTATACAGGCGTGTAGAAATCTAAACAGGCAACACTTTTGCGCGGATAAAAAATAATATTGACGCATTTTTCCGCACTTGCCGGGTAAATACCGATTGACTTTAAAAAACTTCTTACTTGTACGTTAGTTACAAAATAAGATATAATTGGCACATTAACCCACTAACAGCAGGATGCCACAATGTCAGTCGAGAGAATAGCAACTTTGGAAGCGCATTTGGAAGCGGAGAGGGGCAAGCTGGACGAGCTTACCAAAAAAGTTGACTCGGTAGATGGCAAGCTGGACGAAGTTATTACAACGCTAGACAAACAGAAGGGCTTTATCGCCGGGGCTATGTTCATATTGTTGCCCATCTGGTCAGCAATTCTACTTTTCGCCAAATCAGCATGGACGTATATAACCGTCAAGGGCGATGTATGAACCTTGCCGCGCTGAAGTTTTCACTCAGACACTCTGAGGGGCTAGAGCTGAAGCCATACACGGACACCACCGGACACCTCACAATCGGCATTGGCAAGAACCTCGACAGCGGCATTACTGAAAAACAGGCATGGGCGCTGCTGGACTTAGACATTGAGACAGCCATCAACGAGCTTGACAGAAATCATCCCTCGTGGGTAGCTCATGACGACACGCGGCAGAATGTTTTAATCGAGTTAATGTTCAACATGGGGCCAACACGCTTAAAACTATTCCAGAAAATGTGGGCTGCACTAGACCGCGCTGACTACAGCACGGCGGCTGATGAGATGATGGATAGCTTATGGGCTAGGCAGGTCGGCAAACGCGCCGAGAGGCTCTCAGGAATCATGCGCCGAGGCGACTATGCACAATCGTGATACACAGAAGCAGCTAGACGACGCGACCATACGAGGCTTCATTGAGGGCTTCGTTATCGGCGGCCTGTTCGTTATCGCTGTTGTCGTTGTGACTATTCTTTGAGATCTCAAATAATTGACTTATTAGTTAGTATTGCATGCTTCGCCGTTTTCGCGGCTTTCGTGCTGATAATGACAGCCTGATTTCAACTGCAACGAGGGCGCGACATGACCGACAATGTTAATCACCCGCCACACTACCTGCAAGGCAAAATCGAGTGCATCGAGGCTCTGGAATCGGCTCTGACTGCCGAGGAATTTAGGGGCTACTGCAAAGCGGCTGCACTCAAATATATCTGGCGCGAAAAGCACAAAGGGGGCGACGAGTCACTGGAAAAAGCAATCTGGTATCTGCAAAGGGCTGTTAATCAAGCTAAATAAGCACCGCAACGAAAAGGGATTGACATGAGTATTAAGATCACGCCAGAACTTTTGCAATACTGCGAGACTGATCTACAGAGAGAGCGCATCCAGATACTTATCGACTGCAACAGCGATTTTGACGTAGCCGCCAAGGTCGCAGGGGTGAGCCTTAACCCAATGTACGAGATAGCGCAAAGGGTGCGAAACAGAGCAGCGCAGGCTGGATATGAAAACCGTGCTGAAGGAGGAAGTCGAAATACCCTGGACAACGGAATCAGCTAAGAGCCACATTTGGCGACCAATCCAGATAATTATGCAGGACAAGGAATCAACAGCAGATGCTGATACAACGGAATACACGCAGGTCTACGAAGTAATCACCAGACACCTACAGCAGCGATTCGGAATTGATATTCCATTATGGCCTGACCGGTTCAGGCAGGATAACAAATAATGAAGCTCAAAAAAGGTCAGCGAGTAGAACACGCTTATCTCGGCAAAGGTACAGTTTACGAGGATCAGAAAAGAGGCTCAATTCTTGTCTTGGTTTTATTCGATAATAATCCGCATATCAGATACAACATGGGCCAAAACCCGACTGTTGAATTTTCCTCGGTATTCAAATTAATCACAGAGTCACAGGAGCAGCAACAATGAGCGAGTATAAATACAGAGTGCGTGATATATCAGGGGTTGAACCAATCATGCCAGCGTCATTATGCAAAAAGACGACGATTAAGCGCAGCGACGAAATCCGTGAAGTATACATGGACGATGATGGCGGTTACTGGATGGCTGACAGTAAAAATATCAGCGTTGAGATCGTGGAATGAGAAAATGCCAGGTGTGCGAAAAGGAAATGGAACCGGCTTGCAAGTGTACAACGATGATCTGCAAAAAACGGCTGTGTTCGCCTGACTGTGCCGCGATATGGGGCGATCATTACGCGATGAAGCAGCGGGCGAGAGCTAAAAAGGATGAAGAAAAATTAAAAAAAGAGATAAGAAAGCAAAACCGAGCAGATGTTCGTAGGCTGAATGAAGGTAATCTGCCGCATCAGCGCAAATTAACACAGCGCGAGTGTAACAGGATGGTGCGGTTGCTGGACATTGGCGCGAATTGCCCGACTTGCAATCAGCCGCTTGTTGACGGCAGCTATGACGCGGGACACGTTCGCACGGTTGCGTCTTGCCCTGAGCTGAGGTTTGACCCGCGTAACATATTCGGGCAGTGCCGAGGCTGCAACGGCTCAGGCACTCTCCGCAAGCGCACACGCAAGACGCAGGAAGTAGTCTATGGCATTTATAAAGCATGGATTTATGACACGAAAGGCGAGCTGTACTACGAATGGCTTTTTGGCCCGCACCCATTACCGCACTATACTTGCGACCAATTAAAAACCATGCGTTCTGAATTTGCGGCAGAGTGTCGAAGGCTTGCAGCAGGGCATGGGCCAAGCAGGGATTGGAGAGCATTAAATCGTGTTGCAAGCGGCACTAATGCGGTATAATAACCAACCGTTTCAAAACATTACGGGATAAGCAAATGGATTTTTCAGCGATACCGGAACAGGCCAGGCAGCACCTAACGGAACGGCAGGGGGAATTGCTGGATTTACTCGCTCAGGGTAAATCAATCAGCCAGTGCGCTGAAGCTATCGGACTTGAGCAGCGCGGCACTTTTTCCCTGAAAGCGCGGCTTCTAACAGCACTTGCGGCTGCGGGATACACTGAGACTTTTAACGCCACGAGATTCGTTGATCCGGGGCAGCAGATTAAGGGGAAGTCCACATACACAAAGGACGACGAAGGCAATCCGGTCTGGATAAAGACTGACCAGCGGCAAGAGGCAAAACAAAGCCAGCTTGCAAACTTCGCTAAAGCCCTGTGTGCGGAAATCAGCCATGCTAAACCTGCGCCACTTCCTGAGATAAGGCGCCACGACCCGGAAATGATGACGGGGATATTCATAGGCGATGCTCATATCGGCATGAGGGCGTTCGGTAAAGAGACTAAACACGCAGACTTTGATACTGACATTGCCACGCAGCAATTACGCGATGCTGCTGATTATCTGATTGACAAAGCAGAGCCAACAGAGACAGGGTTGCTGG